CAGACGAAGCAGCAGCTAAAATTAAATGCTCACGTCAAGCTTTATATAATTGGGAAAAAGAAGGGTTTATTGGGGAAAAGACGACTAAGGGATTAAATATTGCGAACTGGCATACAAACCTAAAGAAACTGGGGCTTAGTCCTACACTAGAAGCTATCTAGCAGCTTGTTTGTTTCTTCTAGCAAATATGCCTCTGTACCATAACGCTCCTCAAACCGGCTCTTAAAGGGGTGGCGTGAGGTGTAGGCGGTACAATCTGAACCTTCTCGATGATGGTAGTAACACAAACCAATCGTTTTTTGATTACCGTCCCCTGTTCTACCGTATGGGTGATGAATTTCTGGTGGGGAGTTAACCCTCTTCTCAATCAAGCAAACAATACAACCTAACTGAGAAAGTTGGTCATACCGTCTCTTGTCTTCCTTATTCACTAACAAACCAACCTAGCAGCATCCGAAGTATCTACAACAGCCTTATCATCAGCAATAAATGTTTCAGCCATACTCACAATCTGGTCTATTTCGTGATGCTTTACTTCTTCGCTTTCGTATTCGTCATATTTACAGTGATTTGCATGCTTAACGATTCTTTCAGCCATGAGTTTGGCCAGCTTTAGCATTTCATCTTTTGTATGGTTCATACTAAACCCCACTCTATAATTGACCGACCATGATTAGATAATATTTTCGATGGAAATGAGCGCAAAGGCTGAAACTCTTTGCCTCTGAATATCGAACCCCAGCAATTAGGGTGCTTTGGCTTCATATTAAGCCTATCTGCTACCGCTCTCAGGTCATCGGTAGAAACAGAGCCGTTTTGCTTTGCAATAAGTCGTGCATTAAACCGCATAGCATCTACAAACTCTTGGTTATTTGCTTCGACCTGTATCTGCCCTTGTTCTTTTAGTTGTTTTCCGTTCATAACTAAAACCCTCCTGGAACAGTCATAAAATCAATAAACCGCTTAACCCATGTTTTACGAGTCATGTTTTTAAGGTCTTTGTTAAATATCTTCATCTAGCACCCCATCAGAAAAATAGCTGCTCATCCATTTATACATACTTTCTGTGTCAGTAAATATGTTAATTTTAGCGTCTTCATAGGTATCTTGCCGGTTGTCACTAGCATAATGTACAACAAAACCATTCTCGACTTACTTAATATCTAAAGTTTTCATAAAAAATCCCCATCTCTTTGATCCCATGCCGGACTATCTTCTTCCCGACATTCCTCTGCATATTCTTGGTTTTCAATCCGCGCTTCTTCCCTGCGGTCACGTTCCAATTCACCCTTATCAGGTGAGCGGTTTTCTATCTTATCAATAACCGCGTCTATAATATTCATTGAGTCAATAATCTTATTCATATCTATTCCCCCATTCGTTCTGTAAAGTATAATCCAATGAATTTAGAATGTAAAGCATAAATGCAAAAAAAAGACCTCAATTAAGAGGTCGAAGGTGGGGGGGAGTGAATTCGTGTGAGAATATCCATACAGTAACACAAAAAATAAAAAGCCCCAACCTATAGAGGAAGGGGCATTTTAAACTCATATTTGAAACGGGATGAGGGAGACCGTAGTTCCTAGCGAGGGGAAGTCGCAGGGAATATCAAAACTATACATTATTTTAATTTCGCTTTCTATTGTCTTTTCTGTTAACACATGTTAACTTTGGTCTACGAGGGGAGTCGTGATAGAAAGCCTAATCTAATTATGGGAGTTAAAAATGTACGGAAAAATATTTCACTCAATTTATGATGGAACGCTAGCGGAAAACTGGAAAGCTTTAATCACATTCCAGCAATTAATTGTTCTTTGTGATGCTGACGGTGTTGTTGATATGACCCCAGCCTCAATATCAAGACGAACAGGAATACCTTTAAACCATATAGAAGAAGGTATATCAATACTTACCGCGCCAGACCCATCTAGTCGCTCAGACGAAAAGCAAGGAAAAAGACTTATACCATTAAACCCAGATAGAGATTGGGGGTGGGAAATAGTTAATCATAAACACTATCGAGACCTAAGAACTGCGGAAGATAGGCGTGAATACATGCGTAACTACATGAAAAATAAGAGAAGTAAACAAAAGTTAACAAAAGATAACAAAAGTAAACAGTTAGCTAAGTTAGCCAATACAGATACAGATACACATTCAAATACAAAGACAGATGCAGATACAATTATATCGAGCAAGCTCGATGGAGTGGTTGAATCGCAGGTGATACTGAACTACCTAAACGACATATCTGGGAAATCTTTTAAGCATGTTGAGTCGAATCTAAAATTAATCAAAGCAAGATTTAATGAGGGCCATTCTAAAAAAGAAATATGTGCTGTTATTGATAGAAAAGTTACTGAGTGGCGTGACGACCCAAAAATGGCAAAGTACATCAGACCTGCAACATTGTTTAATGCTGAAAAATTTAATCAGTATGTTGGGGAGTTGGGCGTGGAGACACCAGAAGAAAAAGACCATAGAAAAATAAACGAATGGTTGGGCGAAGGAGAAGTGTATGAACACTAGTGAAAAGAAAGCATTTTTTGAGGTTATAACGAAAACGGGTGAATTGTACGATAAAACAATAAAGCTAGAGCGTGTAAGCGTGTATTGGGACGCTTTAAGCCATAGAGCTATTGATGATATAAGGCTGGCTATAAATAAACATATTCAGGATGCAGAAAGAGGGCGGTTTTTTCCTTTGCCAGCAGATATAAGCCACCAGCTACCAAAAGAGTTAAACGCCTGGTTATCAGCAAATGAAGCGTGGGCTGCTTGCCCTAAAGACGAAACTCAATCATCGGCAATGTGCGACGAGATGAGCCAAGCATTATTTATCGCCCAAGATTTAATTGATAGCGGAGATATGATTGCCGCAAGAATGGCGTTTCTTGAAAATTACAATAGGCTAATAGAGGCCGCAAAATCAGAAGGGAGAAAACCAAACTGGTTTCCTAGTTATGGTTCAGGCAAGGAATCAAGGTTTAAAGCTGACAGAGAAACCATAGATCGTAAAAATTTAGCCTTACCGCGTGGCGAATGGCTAGAGATTCCTGATTTACAAAGTACTGAGCAGATAGAGTTTAAGGATTTGCTTAAATTGGAAGAAAAACATAACCCAGAAGAAAAAGAGAAAAGCAGAAAAGCCTATTCTGTTGGTATGGGCGATATTAAAAATATATTGAAGAAATAGTTGCATATCGTAAAGTTATAGCGTAAAGTATATAAAACTTAGGAGAAAAATATGAAACCAGAAACATTAAAAATAGACGAAGTTGAATATGTGCGTAAAGACGCGGCAAACGTAGTGCTAACTACTAAACAAATTGTCGTATTACAACGCGGGTGGGTTGTTATTGGTGATGTAAATAAAACAAGCGAGGAGGTAACAATTAAAAACTGTTCGATTATTCGTGTTTGGGGTACGTCTAAAGGGTTGGGCGAGATTGCTGAAAACGGGAAAACAAGCAAAACTGTTTTAGATTCTAGTCCAGACGTTATCGTGCACCCTTTGTCTGTAGTGCTTTATATGAACGTAAACATGGATAATTGGTAATGGACGCAGGATCGGTTGCTATAAGGATCGGCTACGGCTACGGCAACGGCAACGGCTACGGCAACGGCGACGGCTACGGCGACGGCAACGGCGACGGCGACGGCGACGGCTACGGCGACGGCAACGGCAACGGCAACGGCAACGGCTACGGCAACGGCGACGGCGACGGCTACGGCGACGGCAACGGCGACGGCTACGGCTACGGCTACGGCTGGTAATATGAACCACATAAAAACAGTCTTAATTCTATCTATCGGCTTTATTATCGGCGGTCAAGTAGTATTACTACAACCAAAGCCGGAACCGATTAAGATTTGCTTTAAGTGCACTACTGAGCAATTAACGATGAAACATAGGGTTAAGTGTCCGTAACAGCAAGATAACCACTAACAGCACAGAGGGTGTGTAGATGAAAGTAACATTAACAGACGATGAAGTAAGGCAGATATTGCGTGAAGCCTTGTATAAAAAAATGGATTTTAATTGCAGCAAACCAACAGAAGAAAACACTTGGTTTGATGTGACAGACGCAAACGGCGAAGTTCAGGACTTAGAAGAAGTAACTTTTACTTGTGATCTTGGAAAAGATTAACCAATAACTAAAACATATAGGGTGGTAGGAATGGCTTGCGATATATCAGATGAAGATTGTGGAGAATGCAATATTCAATATTGCCCCGAAGAAATTGAAGACCTTAATTTTAAGCATTTGGAGCTTAAAGAAAATATAGAACAGCTTGAGAAAGATTTGGAATATGCACAAAAAGAATTAAATGATTTTGTTGGTGACCATAAAAGCATTTTAATTCAGATATAAATTAACCCAACACCCCCACTATAGCGGGTAAGTAAATAAGAGGTAAGCATGAAAAACCTAAAAGCAAAAGCAACAGTATTGGCATTTATGAAAGGCGCACCAGCACCACCAAACGAGCTAGCAGCAAAAATTATTGTTGGTATAAGTATTTATTTTTAAGAGTTAAACGATTTATGGGTAGAAGCATGTAGTCATGCACAGTTGGCCAGTCTTAACGCTACTCGCAAGTAGAAAGTTAAGGAGCAAGGATTAACGCCCTTGCCTACCTACCATACAGGAGAAAGGAAATGAGAAAGCAAGAGTTTATAGATGCTCTGTATAAAGCTGGGTGGGATGCTCCGCACGATGCACAATGGAATAATATTGGAAAATTATGGGCTGATATATTCCCAACAGTGGCAAAGATTGAGGCAGAAATTCCCGACTTAATAGAGACTGCCCATCAAGCAGGGCAATACATGAACGGGAACGGGGTGGGATGTAGTTATTCAGAAGCAAGAAATTACAGAATTAAAACCTATAAAAGCTAACAACAAAAGAATAAAGGTGATGTGATGTGTAAATTAAATAAAATCTTATTGCGCGATAAGCTGACAGAGGCTTTTATTAATTATCAATATAGACTTGATAATCCTATGCCTCTATCAACAGATACGCCAGAAGCAATTAATATTAAATTTCATAGTGACCCGTTATTTAATAATAAAGTAAACCGTTTAGTTGCTGGGGTTATATCTATTGTCTCTGATGTAGAAAACAACCAAAAAGCTAAAGAATAAAGGTGATGTGATGGGAAGTATAAGAGACAAAGTATTAGAAGATTATGACGACGGGAAAAGGCTTAAATCAGATGCAAAAGAATGGCTTGATTCTGGCTCAGAGAATGTTTATGTAGCTGAGTCTATTATTAAGGGTTTACTAGAACAACTCGAACAAAAAGAGAAAGAGTTACAGGGTTATAAGGGTGCTCTTGAAAGATTATCAAGCATGGAAGCGTTTGAAATGCCGCGCTTTATGAATGATGTTTCAGACAAAGAGCTATTGGCACGAATTGATTACGCAAGGACAGCCCTTGCAAATCTTGGAGGTGGTGAGAGTGAGTGAACCAGTGATATTAAGTCGAGAAGATTGGAATAGTGTTACAAAAGAAAATGCCGCTTTAGAGGATGCGCTTAAAAAATCAAACCTAGCATTATGTAATGCAGAAGAACGCATTACTCAGCTTGAGGGGGTTTTGAATAAAATAGCAAACACGGACGGAAACATACCAACAGAACACGCTGGCGCATTGTTTGCGTTAATGATAAGAAAAGCTAGGGAAGCAATCGCTAAAGGTGAATAGTATGGATAAGTTTTATCTCAGAAATAAACAAGCAGGTTTTTTAGGTAACTCTCCGATGTGGTATGCAAAAGATGGTCAGGGCTATACCGCTTATGTTATGGGCGCGGAGAAGTTTACCAAAGAAGAAGTGGAGGAATTAATTGACGAGACTCATGGCAAATATGAGGCGTATAACTGTGACCATGTTAATGAACGATTGCATTTAATTTTCGACGAACAAGACAAGCATAGACTCGGAACAGACGATCCTTGCCCCTGGAAACAAGGCTACACAGAACCACCAAAGGATAATAACAATGCCCGATAGATGCAGACACAACGTACCCTACGGTCACAAGTGTAGGAGTTGCGACATGACAACATGGAAAAAGAATATGGATAACAATAACGTACATTTTAGTAGTAAGAGTGATGAATGGGAAACACCAGATGAATTTTTTGATCAGTTAAACGATGAGTTTAAGTTTGATGCTGACTTATGTTGCACGGAGCAAAACAGTAAGTGCGAATTATGGGTTAACAAGTTAGAAAATTTTGTGGGGTTTATTAAAGAAGGGTATTACAAAAAACATAAAACGTACTGGATGAACCCACCCTATAGCCGTGGCTTACAAAAAGAAATGGTGGGGTATGCACAAGAGCTATCAACACTCGGTAAAACCGTTGTGTGTTTATTGCCAGCACGAACCGATACAAAGCTATGGCATGAGTTTATTTGGGATGGTGCAACACACAAACCCAGAACAGGTGTTGAGGTTCGGTTGATTAAGGGGCGTATTAAGTTTGAGCTGAATGGTGTAACCAAAGACCCAGCGCCGTTTCCAAGTGCAATAGTGATTTTTCACGCCTGTAATGTATGAAATATTTGGAGAAAAAAGAACAGGGTATATGGTGGAAGGCAACTATATAACCCACCCCAACACAGTAAGAGCGATAAAAATAGCAATCGCTAAAGGTGAATAGTATGGGCGATAAGGTGGTTTATTTAAACCGAGAACCGGCAGAAGGGAGTAAGGAATATTCAGGAAGGCTTGCTTGCGAATGTAGAAATAAAACCTTTGTTGTCGATTATATGGACGAGGTTTCATTCCCTGTCATTAAGTGTGCAAGCTGTGGGCAACATATAGGCAAGATTGGGTGGGCAAATAAAGATGAGGATAATAACAATGAAAAATGAGCAAGGTTATAATCAAGTAAGGTTTGCTGGTGTCAGAATAAACCCAGAAAAAGGCTACCTAACCGATTTTGATAAAAAGATTCTCAGAGAGATTCTAGCGTCAAAGAATGAGGATATAGCCTCACGGGTATGGGTTAGGCGTGTTCACAGCAGATTAGCGGCGTTCTTTAGTTTGGACGATCAAATCATAAGCGACCAGACCGCAATGGCTAGAAAGCGTTTAAAATACGCTGAGAAGCAGCAAACGGAGCGTATTAAGGCGGGTTCCATTGGTGCGCTGGCTGAAAAATTCCAATGTAAAGAATATTTAATTGAAAAACAGATAAATGAGTTTATGCAATGAGGGAATCGGGTATCCAAACAGATATTATGTGTGCTCTAGGTGGTCACCAGAAAGTTGTGTGGTGTATGGTTGTGACCACTGGAATATTCAGGGTTAAGGGTGGTTATATCACTACAGGCCATTATATGACTGAGCACGAAAAGCAAAACACCGGAATGTCTGACGTGATAGGTCAACTAATAGATGGGCGGTTTTTCTCTATTGAGGTAAAGAAGCCAAAAAAAGAACCAACAGAGGAGCAATACGCATTTTTGGACTTAGTGAGAAATAATAACGGCGTAAGCGGCTGGTGTGATTCAGTCGAGGGCGCGTTAAAAATAATTGATTAATGTAAATTAATACCGTAAAGTAATAAGATGAAGCAAAGAGTATTGCTAAAGCAAGCTGATTTAGATAGGACTGCAAAATGAAAGAGTTTATATCTGAGGATGAAATAGAAAAAGCGATAAACTATTTAAGTTCTAGCGCAAAGGATTATGCTAAATGGAAGTCCAGAATGAAATTTTTGGAGAACCATAGAAAATCAGTTAGAGCGGCAGAAGTTCTCAGGGCTACAGGAAAAACGATGGCCGAAAACAAAGAGCGCGGCGAAGCGTCAACAGCATATAAGAATGTGCTTATAGAATATAATGAAGCGGTCTATGAGTTCACTTTAATCGAGGCGTACAGAAACGCAGCAGAAAGCAAGATTGAAGCATGGCGAACGATAAGCAGCTCAAATAAGCGTGGTCACGTATAAGGAGTTAAGCAATGAGCTATATAACACAATTATGACGGCTATGCGCCCAAAATGCGTATATCGCCCAGCAGATTTGGCAGAATCAACACATATTCCAGTAAAGGACGTTAGTCGATGCTTGAAGATGCTAGAAAAAAGCGGAATGGTTGAGTCAACTAACACAGAAGAATATCGAAGAAAAAACTCTATACAACAAAGCAAAAGAGTTTGTTTTAAATGGATAAAAGGCCGAGACATTACGCGGCGGAAATTATAAGCGAACCCAGCAGAGAAAAAAGGAAAGAAATGCTGGGCAAAGTTCCTAATATATTTAGGGAGTGGGTTAGAGATATAGTTGTGTGTACATTTGAAATAAGGCTAAAACAAAGGAAAAGCCAATGATTAAACGATTCCCAACAACAAAGAACCCGCTAGATTACAATTTAGGCGAAAACAAAGGCCATGCTAGTTATATGTAAGATAGATTAAGAGCTGGGGCAGAGGCGCACTTTAAAGAGGTTGAGAATAGGGAGCGTAAAAATGGAAAATGTAATTAATTTGACAGATTATAAGGTAAAAAAGATTCTAGGCAGTATGAGCGATATAGTGCTGGACGATAAAAAGCGAAACAGGATTTTAAATGATATAAAGAAATGTAAGCAAGAATATTCAGACAGGGAAACCCTAAAACGGGCGCTTGATGATGTTATGGGAAATAAGTGATATTTTGTGTTAAGCTTAACAATAAAAGGAGATGATATGACTGATAAATTTTGTAAAGACTGCTTAAGTTTTAAGGACACTAAGCCGTTACCTACTTGTGGTAGCAGTAAATTAAAAGACCTAGTGAAAGGCGGCGATAAAAGAACGTGCTTAGTTGAGAGATTAGATGGAATTGGCTACTGCGGGTCATACGCAACCAATTTTAAACCTAAATAAAAAAGCGAGCTGTTAAAAATGATCGTCACTCAAGCCAAACTAAAAGAAGCATTGAGTTACAACGTTGAAACAGGCGTTTTTACGTGGAATATATCTAAGGTGGGCGTAAAAAAAGGAAGTAGGGCGGAGTGTGCTGGTCGAGGATATGTTTTAATTAGAATTAACGATCAGCTTTATCGTGCTCACCGCCTCGTATGGCTTTATGTTTATGGTGTTTGGCCGAACACGATTGACCATATAAACCATGATAGAAGGGTGCTTTGATGATAAGTTTGAGGCTATTTGTGCAAGGCTATCCGCAAATAATAAGTACGGTTTCCACGGGAACCACGGCAGATGAATAAAGCCGACAAACTTATTCAAGAATGTATCGACCAACTGGCAGATGATAGGGTTGATGCTGGCGTTGAGGCCCTTTACGAACTTGCTACTATGTGGAAATCAGCAGGAGTGAGTAGAGACTCATTTGGTGATATTTGCAGCTATATTGAGAAAGAAGCAACAAAGAAATCAGACGAAACATTTGTACAAATGAAAATACACAACGCCCTTATAAGAGTAAGGGAAAAGAAAAGCGGCACTAAGTTTGTAGGTGTACATTAATGGACGCTCAAAAAATAGCTAATAAGGTTGCTTATGGTCGATTTAACATAAAGCAATTAACACCGGAATCTATATTAGAGCTTATTAATGTATTAGCAGATAGAGTAAACCATCTTGAAAAACAGATAGACGAAATGAGGGTAAAATGACAAAAAAAGCGTCAGGAAACAGCAGGGCAGCCCAAAATAAAAAGATACGACAAGAAGCCCTGAGAGAGCAGTTATCAAGCCAAAAGCATGTTGAGCATGTTATTGATATTGCTAAAAAACTGTCTGATCCCAATAATGAGATGGAAAGCACCGATATACAACGGTATAAAGCAGCAGCAGACATCAAGCTAAAACTAATTAATAAATACTTACCAGACTTAAAAGCAGTTGAGTTGTCTACAGATGAAGACAATCCTTTAATTATGTACGCAGCAGAGTTACACAGATTTGACGGTAGCACAGATGCAGACCCATAAAGCGATAATTAAACCGCAAGGACGGGTACTACAAGAGTATTTTGATAGTACTGCCCCAGTTCAGATTATTATCGGGCCATTAGGAAGCGGCAAAACAATACAAACCTGCGTAAAAATACCCGAAATAATGAGGCATCAAACCCCAAACAGTAAAGGGGAGAGGCTAACCAGGTTTATTGCTGCCCGTAATACTTACTCTGAGTTATTCACTACCACCATAAAAGATTGGTTAGAGTGTAATGATTATCTGGGCGATAGAAGCATAAACGGCAACGGGTTTAACCAAGGTGGAAAAAAACCACCAACACACACACTAAAATTCATGCTAGAAGATGGCACAACGGTAATGTCAGAAATGATTTTTATTGCGTTTGATAGACCCGATCACGTTAAAAAAGCCAGAGGGATACAGGCTACAGGTATTTGGCTAAATGAAACAAAAGAGCTATCAAAGGCCGTTGTCGATATACTTGATTTACGTCATGGGCGCTATCCAAGCAAAAAGAACGGGGTTACTCCAACTTGGCATGGTATGTTGGGGGATACAAACGCGCCAGACGAAGACCATTGGCTATATAGGTTAGCAGAGGAAGAAAAACCGAAAGATTGGGTAATATTTAAACAGCCTGGCGGTGTAATTAATATTGGTGGTAAATGGCTAATAAATCCTAATGCAGAAAATACGGCGAACCTACCGAAAGATTATTATACTCGAGGAGTACAGGGGAAGGCTGATGACTGGATTCACGTTAATTTAGCCAATGAATACGGGTTTGTAAGCACAGGAAAGCCAGTACATCCTCGATATGTTGATTCTGTTCACTGCCAAGATTTAGATTTTACGCCAGATATAAATACAGAGATTATACTTGGCTTTGATTTTGGGAGAACCCCAGCATGTGCCTTTTTACAGCCAACCTCTGTCGGTGGTTGGGTTTGTTTTGATGAGTTTCTTGCTGTTGATATGAGCGCTCTATCTTTTGCTCCAGAATTAAAAAAATATTTAGCGGCGAATTATCCAGGCTACAGGATAAAGGGGTGGGGCGATCCATCAGGCGGAAACAAGGGACAAGGAACAGATGACACACCAGTAGGAATATTGAACGCCCAAGGGATAAATTGTAGAAAGACAGCAACTAACGATCCACTAGTAAGGCGTAGCGCAGTAGAATCTCCATTGCGTGAGGTCGGCATGGATGGGAAACCAAGGTTAATGGTGCTACCAAAATGCAAGATGATAAGAAAAGGTCTTGCTGGTGGTTTCACATACAGGCGAGTCCAGGTATCAGGCGGGGAAAGATACCACGACGAGCCAGATAAGAATGAGTATTCGCATCCAGTAGAGGCGTTAGAATACGGCTTACAAGGCGAGGGCGAAGGGCGAGAGATTCTAAAGCCAAAAAATACATATACTCAACCTATTGTAATGAATAACGCTTTTAACGTGTTCTAATGTTCCACAAACCTAAAACACACAGCCTATTAGAATCTCAACACCTTGTCGGCCTATCTCATAAACGGGTTTACCTCGTTTACGAGGACAAAGAATGTCACTGGTGGTCTAAATTGCTGAAATCTGGCTATAAACATGTATATGCCATCACTTTTAATGGATTATTCTGGATTAAAGTGGATTTTCTGTTAGGTTTTACTGATATAGATGTATTATGCTATGATAACCGAGACACCATAAAAGACGTATTGAAAGGACACAAAGTGAAAACTCAATATGTCGAAGTATGGCGGAAACCGAGATACCGCAGTTTATTTGGTTTATATTCGTGTGTTGAAGCGATGAAAGCCTTGTTAGGGATTAAAGCGCCTTGGATTATAACCCCGTATCAACTACATAAATATTTGAGGAAATAATCATGGGTAAGTTTATTGAACCAGAACAACAAAAAACGGAAGCAAAGGCAGATGCGCGGCAGAGCGCGGAAATAAAAAAATTAGATAAGCAAGAAGCTCAGAGAGTATCAGCTTTAAAGCGTAAACGCAGAGGCAGAGCAAGCTTAATCTCTGGTTCTGAAACTGGCGTTAAAAGCGAGACATTAGGATAATGGACGGCGCAGACGCAATTGAGAATCTTCGAGATGTATCTCATCATGAGAACTGCCTAAATAGATCGACAGGAGAGCACCCTGGCGTAACCTACGCTCCATCCGTGAATAAGTGGAGAGCAAGGTTGTACCGTAAAGGCATAAATTACGAGCTGGGAAATTATTACAGCAAAGACTTAGCTATAGAGGCTAGAGGTTTTGCTGAGGAGATTTATCATGGATAAACTTGATGGCGCGCCACTTTTACGTCGTTTTAATGCGGCAAATGCCCGTAAGTCGTTATGGCTTGATGTGCTCCAACAATCGTATCAATACGCGCTCCCACAAAGAGAAGAATTTTACGGCAATCAACGAGAAGGCCAAAAAAAGAACGAAGAAGTATTCGACTCTACAGCTATCAATGGTCTTCAACAGTACGCCTCACGGATGCAAGCAACGCTTATGCCTCCTTGGAGAAAATGGGCTGTTTTAACACCAGGCCAAGAAGTTCCAGAAGAAGAACAAGACGCAGTAAAAGAAGGGCTTGAGAAAGCTACTGATGTTCTATTTACAACCTTTAATCATTCCCCTTTATCTACTCAAGCACATGAGGCAATATTAGAATGTGGTGTTTCTACCGGCGCTCTGTTGTTTCAAGAGGGGGACGCAGACCAGCCTTTTAATATTACCGCTATTCCATTAGCACAGCTTGTACCAGAAGAAGGCCCAGACGGAACAATCGAAACTGTTTACCGTCAATGGGAGGTAGCGGGGCGATTAATCGAAAGACAATGGCCAGATGCTAAACTTTCGGGAACCTTACAGCAAAGCATAAAATCAAAGCCTGACACCAAACATACTATTATTGAGGGAACTATATTTAACCCCAAAACTAAAAAGTATGATTATAGAGTGATGATTAAAAAGGGCATGGAAATCATTGTAGAGCGCGAGGAAGACGTAAGCCCGTGGATTGTATTTAGAACCTCAGTAATGCCTGGTGAGATTTTAGGTCGTGGCCCTATCATGCAAGCATTGCCAGATATTCTCACAGCAAATAAGGTTGTAGAGTTCACATTACGCAGAGCCGCTATTGATATTGGTGGTATTTATACTCATGTGAATGATGGTTCAATTAATCCTTATACTATCCAATTAGTGCCTAATTCCATCATACCAGTGGGCAGCAACACAAACGAAAACCCAACATTACGCCGATTAGACACTGGAAACGGTATTGATGTTTCTCAAATTGTATTAGCAGACCTTCGAGCAAATATTAACGATGCCTTATTAAGTAATCAGTTAGGCCCTGTAGAAGGCCCCACCAAATCAGCCACAGAGATTAGTATTAGACAGCAAGAGCTAGTACAGACAGCGGGCGCGACATTTGGGCGACTTCAAACTGAATTGCTTGAAAAAGTAGTTAGGCGCGGCGTGTACATTTTACAGCGGTTAGGTAAGATTCCAGAGTTTAAGGTTGATGGCAAAGAAGTGACCTTGCGCTATGAAAGCCCGCTTGCTCGTGCTCAAGATGCAGAGGAAATTCAGAATATCACTAGATGGATTGAATTAGGTGGCGCGTTAGGCCCTGAAATCTTTATGGGCGCGGCTAAAGTTGAGGATATTCCGAAAGAATTGGGTGAGTTATTAGGTGTCCCCGCTTCTTTAAGTCGTGATGACGCGGAAAAAGAACAGATAATGCAAATGGTTGCACAGTTAATTGCACAACAGCAGATGCCGCAAGAGGGATAAATGACACAAGCACAAGATATGGTAACAAACCTCAAAGGCTGGAAAGCTCTTGATATTGACTCTCAAGAAATGGGCACACTTAGAGCCGAGCAACAAACGCAAATCAAGAATATCAATGCAGATATGCGTGAGCTGTTTATGGATTCAGAGCTAGGCAAGCGCGTATTAAATGTATTAATTGACTGGACGGTTAGACAGCCAGTAGCAAGACCAGAAAGCACAACACAAATGGCCTTTTTTAGAGAGGGTCAAAACGATATTGTCCGTTGTATTTTGGCGGCGTGTCACAATTCAGAAAAAGGAGATAAGTAATGAGCGAAGAATCATTGTTAGCTGTTGCAGGAGCGTCAACACCTAGCGAAGAGTCAACGACAGAAACGACAGAAGCACCAGTATGGGCATACGCCGAAGGCATCAACGGTGAAGGTGAGAAGCCGGAGTGGTTTAAGGATAATAAGTATAAGTCTATCTCAGCACAAGCCGAAGCATACGCGGGACTTGAGTCTAAGTTGGGCGGCTTTACTGGCGCACCAGATGAATATGAAAGCTCTATGCCTGATGGTATCGAGGGCGAAATTAACACAGATGACCCAATGCTCGAAAAGTTCACAGGATGGGCGAAAGAAAACAACCTTAACCAAGAAGCCTTCACAGCTTTACAGCATATGTTTATTGAGAACGAGTTTAATAATCAAGGTGTGAGTCGAGAAGCAGAGCTGAACGCTTTAGGTGATAACGCACAAAGTCGGCTACAGAATATTAGCGACTTTGCAAAAGCTAATCTTTCAGAAGATGAATATGACGGTATATTAGCAGCCACCACCACAGCGGCGGGCGTAAAGGCGATTGAAGCTTTGATCGCTAAAACTCGAACCACCATACCAACGTCGCCAGCAGAGGTTGATACTGGATTAAGTCACTCAGATATAAAAGCAAGAATGAGCGACCCGCGCTACCAGAGCGACCCTGCATTTAGAGCGGAAACCTCTAAAATGTATGAGCGTAAATTCGGAAAAGAGCCGCAGCGACAGACTATAGGTTAACTATTGGGCGGTTGTTGACTATTTCCAGCAACCGCTCTACAATAAAAGCACAGATACCCTTCTTGGCCTGTATTAAAAATACATCCTAGGCCCCAGCATTGCTGAGATACCCTAAAAAACATTAATTAATTTTATCTTTTTAGGAGATACAGCAATGAGCAAAAACTTATCCGCTGCCGCTTCAACAGAATTTGATGACATGGTAAAACATGCTTATCAAACTATGGGTTCTACCAATGGTGGAATCGTGAACGCAGTAACACAACGAAACAACGTAGTAGGTGATACCTACAAATTCCGCGCTATGGGCAAAGGTCTAGCGAATCAGAAGCCATCACAGGCTGACGTAACACCGATGGACATTTCTCACAGCTTAATCACTGCCACTCTAGGTAATTGGAACGCTCCAGAATACACAGACATCTTTGACGCGGCAGAAGTTAACTTCGACGAAAAACAAGAACTAGCAAACACTATTGCTGGCGCTTTACATCGTCGCCAAGAGCAAATCATCATTGATGCTATGGATGCAGCTACACCAGGTGCAACAGTAGCAACCTCTGTAGGTGGTGCTGATACTAATATGAACATCGAAAAGGTTGTTGAGGCTTCAAAAGAGCTAAATGATGCTGGTGTTCCTATTGATCAAGATCGCCATATTGCCGTTTCTGCCGATGGCCTTCGTGCTATGTTGCTTGAAACTCAAGTGGGTTCAGCCGATTACAATAGTGTTCAGTCTTTAATGACTGGTACATTAGATTATTGGATGGGCTTCCATTGGCATATTGTTGAATCACGCGATGAAGGCGGCTTAACGGTTGCCGCTGGTGATGTTCGCCAAGGTTACGCATGGCATAAGTCTGCGGTAGGTTTAGCGACTGGCTTGGATATTCGCACAGATGTTAACTGGGTCGCACAAAAGACTTCATGGTTATGCAACGGCATGATGAAGTGTGGCGCAGCTATCCGTGATACTGCGGGTTTAATTCAAATTAACGCAGACGAAACATAAGGAGGCTATAAAATGGCTTATTCACACCCAAGTTTGTTCCGTGTTGGCGGTTCTGATTCACAAGGGCCGACAATTTGGACTTACACATCGGCGGATGCTATTGCAACCGTTAATACATCAGGCTACTTCAATGATGCTTCTGACGATTTAACTGTTCGAGATATTATTTTTGTGGTCGATTCAGCCACACCTACGACAAGCATTGTTAGTGTTTTAACAAATGCGTCTGGTGTAGTTGATGTGTCTGACGGTTTAGCAATCACTGAAACCGATACAGACTAAAACTGACTGAGGGGGATTATCCCCCCTCTTTCTTTTAAGAGGAAATATTTATGTCTTCAAATAACTTTGCCTCATTGTTTGCAGCGCAGACAACAGATGCGGACTCAACATTAACAATTACCATACCGGAAAAACCAGGTGGAGCAGCTTTACCAAAAGCAGCATTAACTTTATATGCAAGCGGTGGTTTTGGTGGCGGCACTTGTACAATTAAAGTCTCGCACGATAACTCTACTTTTCACACTGTTGGTTCTGGTCTGACGGCGGCAGGAATTGAAACGGTTGAAGTTGTAGCCAAATATATTAAATTAAATCTAACAGGCGCAACAGCAGCAACGCTCACAGCCTCCTTAATGGTAGGAGACATCAAAGGCGCTACGGCAGCATAATGGCTACCGATATTTCAATGTCTAGTAATGCTTTACTGCTTATTGGACACGGCACAATAAATTCCTTTACAGATGCGGGAGCAGGTGCAAGAGCAGCTTCTAATCTCTATGGTACTGTTTACGAGGACGCTATTACCTCTTACCCTTGGCGATTTGCTATTGGGAAAGTATCATTATCTAAACTGGTAGCGGATCCATTAAACGAATGGGCTAACGCATTTCAGTTACCCGCAAACCTATTATTAACCTATAGAACATATCCACGCAGCGCGTTTGAAATTTACGAGGATAAGCTTTATACCGACCAAGATACAGTTGAGATTGATTACTGGTTTAAACCAGAAGAAACCAACTTACCCCCTTATTTTGTAAAACTCATGCAATACCTGTTAGCGGCTGAATTTGCTATATCTGTAACAGATAACAGGACTCTAGCAGATGTCTACGCAGCAGCAGCACAAAGACAAGCTATGGTTGCACAAAACCGAGACTCACAAGGCCGCACTAATAACGCAATTGAATCAGCCCCATTTATAGAGGTTCGATAAGTGCCACGTATTCGACGAATCCAATCATCTTTTAATTCAGGTGTATTAGACCCTCGATTAGCCGCAAGAATAGACCTTAAAGCGTATTACTCCGGTGCTGAGAAGTTAGATAACGCCATTTGTTTGCCTCAAGGCGGTGCATCACGTAGAGATGGATTAAAATATATTGCTACTATAGCAAGCGGTGATGCTCGATTAATCCCCTTCTCTTTTAATACTGAACAAACCTATATGTTAGTAGCTACTAACACAAATATAGCGGTATATAAGAACGGTGTTTTTCTAGTAAATGTCGCTATTGCCCACACATCCGCGCAATTAGCCAATATTAACTGGACGCAATCGGCTGACACCTTAATTATCACTCATAAAGATGTGGCCCCGATAAAAGTGGTTAGGGACTCTGTGACAGAAACAACATGGACAGTTTCTACAATATCTTTAACGAATATCCCACAACATGACTATGATGATGCTAGCTCACCTACCCCTGTTAACGAGGTTCAGCAAGTAAATCTTGATAATGGGTGGACAGGCGGTGAAACCTTTACGCTCACGCTAAACGTAAGCACAACGACAACACTAACGAATAACGCTACACCAGCAACGACAGCAACAATAATTCAAAACGCGTTACGCGCTTTAGGTAATACGTCTGATACAGGTATTACAGTGGCTTATTCTGGTGCAAATAATGATTATAATGTGACTTTTGCGGGTGATGATGGCGGTATTGATTGGCCTCAAATGACGGGAAATATTATTTCAGGTGGTGGGGCTATTTCAGTTTCTACGACTACAGATGGTGTTTCGTCTGCGGAGGATGTATGGAGTGCTGGGCGTGGCTGGCCTCATACTGTGACATTTTATGAGGGGCGCATGATATTTGGTGGCTCTAAATCACGCCCACAAGGTATATGGTTGTCTGTCACGAATGATTTTTTTAACTTCGATGTAGGCACAGGCTTACCAGATGAAGCTATTGTTGCTGTATTAGATACCGACCAAGTAAACGAGATTAGGGCCGTAGTCCCTGGTAGGCAATTAGAAATTTATACTTCTGGTGGTGAGTTTGTTGTAACTTCAACTCCTTCGATTCCAGAAACATTTAGCGTCGCAAGACAAACATCATACGGCATGGCCAATGTAAGAACCGCCTCTATTGATGGCGCAACCCTTTACGTTCAAAGAAACGGGCAAAGTTTTAGAGAGTTTTTGTATTCTTTTGGTGAGGATGCTCATGTTTCTAATTCTATGTCTCAATTATCAACACATTTAATTAATACGCCTGTAGACCTAGATGCAGCAAGAGGAACGGCCACAACCGACACTAATTATGTTTACTTGGTGAATACTTCTGGTGATGTTGTTGTGCTGAACACACTAAGAGAACAGCAGATTGCAGCATGGTCTGGTCCGTGGACTACTTTAAACGGTAGTTTTAAGCGTGTTGGGGTGCTTGACACAGAAGTTTATTTTATTATCGAAAGAACTATAAGCGGGTCAACAGTAAATTATCTTGAGATATTAGATGATGATTACTTAACAGATAGCGGAAAGCAGTACGTAAGCCATTCTAGCTCCATAGTAACCGGCCTTAGTCATTTAGAAGGTGAGACGGTAAAAGTTAAGATAAATGGCGCTATGCAGCCTGACGCGGTTGTTTCTAGTGGCTCAATCACTTTAGCTCGCACACCTTCAGCCGAGTTAGTTGAGGTCGGTTTAGGGTATAATCCAACAATAAAGACAATGCCGGTTAGCGATGACTTTCAAGATGGCCCAACATTAAACAGGGAAAAAAGGATTGTTAGGTGTACAATCAACTCGTACTTAACGCTAGGCATTCATGTGAATGGCGAAAGAATACCCGACAGACAGCTTGATATTGATACGTTTGATGATGTGCCAGACCCATCAAGTAAGACAACAGAGTTATACTTGCATGGATGGAGCCAAAAAGCACAGGTTGAGATTACACAGATTGACTCTACACCCTTGACGGTATTGGCTTTAGATTTGGAGGTGAGCGCATAATGGGCTCTAAAAATGTACGTCTTGTAGGTCATGCGGTAGCAGCTTATTACACCGGCGGTGCTTCGTTGGTTGCTTCAGCGGCCGTTGAGTCAAACATTCAGGCGGGAGAGGCTAAAGCTGCGGAACTAAAAACTCAAGCAAAAGCCGAAGAGTTTAACGCAAAGAATAGAGAAATAGACCGCAAACGAAACTTAATAAGGGTTTTGTCATTACAGAATGTGCGTAGCGCGGCTTCTGGTGTGCGTGGTGGCGTAGGTTCAAGTCAGGATGCTCTTATGCGTGAAGATATAAGCCGTTACGAACTAGATACCACAACAGACTTAGCCACAACAACACAGCGCATCTCTCAGTTAAGAGATAATGCGCGAACAGCGAAGACATCAAGCCTTATTTCCGCCGCTTCTGAGGGTTACAGCGCATACTCAAGAGCCACAAAACGGGGTAAATTATGAGATACCAGCCCCAGCTAGTAAATCAGCAACCTATTGCAAGCACAAAACCGCAATTGTTTCAGTCTTTAGCTCAACGGTTTAGCGCGTTTGCAAGTAAAGCTCAGGATGATTTAGACCGTGATATGCAAAAGAAGGCTAAAGAGCAAGGTTTAATTGATGCTCAAGGTAAGACCGCTATTACTTTGCGTGATGGTAGTACGATTGCGGATGAAGCGTGGAACCAAGGCGCTATTTCTTCTCATTTAGCTGCGATTAAATTAGATGTTACTGATAACCTATCTCGTATCGCGGCAGAAAATGCGCGAAACCCTGAGGGGTACACGGTAAATGCAAAAGCATACAGCAAAGGCTTGTTAGAGGGTGTACCTGAAAATATCCGCCCTGCCGTACAAGATGAGCTTTCCTCTATTATCTTAAAATCAAACCGAAAAATTGAATCTGATTTAGTGTCGTTTGAAAGAGATCAACACGCCGCCAGTACTTCCACAGCTATAGATTTATATAGAACAGAAGGGGAAAATCAGGCTTTGTTAGGTGATGTGGTAGGCGCAACAGATGCGCAAATTAAAGCAATCCAACTAACTGACTCACTAGAAATTGCTGGGCTATTAACCCCAAAAGCCGCAGAAGCACAAAGAAAAGCTATTACCCAAGACATTGAGGATCAAGTTATTTATGGCGCATTTAGTCGAGAAATGGAAAAAGGGAAAGGTTTAAAATATATAAACAACTTCAAAAAAATTAAACGTCTAGGTGGTCGAGATCCAGATTATCGAAAAAAGATGGCTGATAAAATGGTTGGTTTAATGAAAGCGGAGCACGCCACAGATGACGCTATTCGCAGACAAGAAGACGCTGACCGGAAAGCGAGATGGAGAGAAGGCGCAAAACAAATTGCCACTTTAGACCTTAATGGTGATTTAATTATTGAGCACTTACAGGATATGGTGAAGAACGATCAATTAGATCCAAAAGTAGCTAACGCTTATAAGAAAAACGCATTCTTGGAAGGATTAGAATTTTCAGAGCAAGTCGCTATTAATGAGATTAAAGCTGATATATTGGCTGTGTCTGAGCTAGAAATACAAACAGACACACGACTAAGCCGTATTGATAAAGGCAAACTAATACAAGAAAGACGCAGCCTAGAAGAAGATAAAGGGAACTGGCGGTCCACTCAAAACGGACGGGAAGGCGCAAGACGCATTAATCAGGCGTTTGGTATTATTAAAGGCGTAGACTCAAGAATTACAGCAGAAAAGGCGCGTAGAGCCGGAATGGTATTAACTCGATACTTTAACGAGATTGAAGCCTTGCCTTTAGAAGAAAGAGAATATAAGACCGTTGAGATTGCCGACAAACTGGTGAAAGAGGTTAATAGTGAAATATCTATCGCTGATTTAGAAAAAGCCAGAGACAGACTAAACAAAGCACAATATCAAACAGAAGAACAGATAAAAGCGGCAGAACTTGGTAGCGAGGAAGAAAAAACCCAAATCATTCAACTTAACCGCAAATTAAAACGCATTGAGAGACTGGAGCGAGAAATTGGACAATAGCCTAGAAGCTTTTAGCTCAAACCCTCGTTATTCTCCTGACGGTTTAGAGGTTGAGATTGAAAAAGAGGAATTAAGCCTTGCTCGTAAAACGGATAGTGAGCAAGCTGCTATTGCTGACTTACAACAAGATGCACCGAAGATCGAAACTCAAGAGGGTTTTGATATGATGGGTATGCACGAAAAGATATTGGGTGTTGTGGATAATGCCACACGTGTTCCCCGTGATATTGTTGGCGGAATCACTAAAGCAATAGATAACACAATGTCTCTCGCTATTGGTCGTGAGAATGTGGATACTGCTAATCAATGGTTACGTGATGAAATGCCCGACCTAGTAAAAATTGCAGACACTTTCGAACAAGGTATAGCTCCAGTTGGTACAGTTTCAGAGGTAACGCAAGAATTATCACAATTTGCCGTACCTTTTGGCGCATATATGAAAGGTTTAAAAGCCTTATCGGTTGCTGGCGGTATTACGGCTGGTCCATTCACAACGGGGTTTATATCAGATGTAATTACTTCTGGTACAGCTTTAGATCCTCATATTGATAGGTTTGCAACCTTAGCTAAAGAAATGGGCGTAGAAAATAAAATTGTAGGCTGGTTAGCTGATAACGAAAATGAGACTGATTCAGAAGGTCGGCTAAAGAATATTTTAGAAAACGCCGGCATAGGTTTAGGCGTAGCGGCTGCGATTGCTTCTGTGGCTATGCCGCTTAAAGGTATGTGGCGATTAAGTAAAGAAATACCAAAGATGCCGTGTGGCCCGTCGATGGGTTCACCACAAGCGCAGCGCGGTTCTATTTCTTTAAAGGATGAGATACCTTCACAATTTACAATGGGTAACGACGAATATTATTCAACTGCTAACGGTATGAAATTTAAAAACAATACCCCGATAACAGATGATGAACTAAAGGCGGCATACAAAGAGTCGCTAACCCCTAAAAAGGCAGCGGAAGCGGCAACCGACTATAGAATAGAGCATACAGCCCCAATAAAAGAAGGTAAAAACACGCTTGATGATGTTACAGACATGATGCCTGATGATTTTTATGACCCTTCTGTATCTTGGAATTATTACGGACATGGTGGCGACGCTGCCGCAATGGATAAAAAAACCGCGAGAATTGTGGCTAAATTTAAAAGAAGGCCCAACGCAGAAATAACTATATACAGGGCCGCACCAAAGAAAGCCAAAGGGATAAATGATGGCGACTGGGTTACAGTAAATAAGGATTATGCTCAGGAGCATGGAAGTCGACATTTAGAGGGCGATTTTAAAATAATATCTAAAAAAGTAAAGGCTAGAGATATAGCAACGGATGGTAACTCTATACACGAGTGGGGATATTCTCCACAAAAAAATAAAGATTTAGACGACAAAGCAGACAAAATCATAGATGAGTTAAAATCCCTATGAGCATAGAGAAAAAACTTGCTGTTATTGAGGCTTTAGTTGAAGCTAAGAAAAAGCCCGTTAAGGATAATTCTGCCGAAGTAAAAGCCATGGCAGAACAAGCTATTGCCTCAATGCGCGGTACAGTGAGCAACAATCAAGCTATAATGGGCGAAATTGTTAACCGTCTATCAAATAGACCTGTAGAGTTTTTAATTCAAAGGGACGGTAAGGGTGATATGGTCAAGATAATTCCGGTATATGACAAATGATAAAAGAGCCTACGCTAGAACAAAAAGCTGAACCAGTGCAACCTATTGAGCCTGTGCAGCCCGTCGAGCCTACGCAAGACGCAACCTCAATGGAGGGCGGAACTCAAGTAGCTGGCATTGGTTGGCTAAAACCTTTATTTCGTGAAGGCATGGAAGCGCTCGCAAAGAAAAAAGAAGTTGTTGAGCCGCTTTATAAATCTAAAAAGGAGTTAATAAAAGAAGTTACAGAAAAAGTAGAGATTAAAGAAGGTACAGAAGCAGAAGCTAACCGAGTGCTGGATTTAGAATTTGGCGATTACAACCAGCTAGATGACCATCAAATCAATTTTGACAGAATCGACACGACTGATGATATAAAAGCGGTTATTGGTTCAGTTGCAGAAGACAACAAAGGCGCAATTAATCAAGCTCGACGCGGTAAAATATCACACGACCAACTTCAAATCCTTGCTGATGAACTAGGAACAGATCAAGAAGTTATTGAGCAGGTAATGAAGCGTCAAGCGGGTGAGGCATTTGGCCCCGAGGTCATTCTTGCTGCGCGTCAAGTATTAGGCTCAAGCGCAAAACGTATCCTTTCATTGGCTGAAAAAGTCAGAATGGGTGAAGCATCACAGCGAGAGATGCTGCAATTCCGCAGACAGTTAGACTTCCATAGAGAGTATCAAGGTCAATTAATGGGTGCGAGAGCAGAAGCTGGTCGTGCGTTGAATGCCTTTGGTATTCCGACAGGCGATAGCCCTCGTGAAATAGCGAGACTCTCTGAATTGGTTGAAACGACAGGCGGTGCAGGTGATTTAATGCGAACCGCTAAAGAATTAGAGCATATCGACTCTGTTGAAGGGTTAAATAAACTCACGCAAACATCACGGCTTGAAAAAGTGCAAAGCGTTTTAGTTGAAAACTTTATTAATTCAATCCTTTCAGGTGTAAAAACACACGTTATTAACACATCAGGCAATGCTTTGTTTCAAGGTATGCATATTGCAGAAACAGCCGTTGCAGCGCGTCTAGGTCGATTCATGGGAACAAAAGAAGGTGTTGCCGTTGGTGAAGCCTCAGCCCAGATGTACGGAATGATGCAATCTTGGCGGCAAGCATTAAAAGCGGCTCAAGTATCTTTCAAAACAGCCGAGCCATCTGACCAGGTTATGAAGTTTGAGGGAACGGTTAATAAAGCAATCTCTGCCGATAATCTTGAATTATCAGGCGGGTTAGGTCGCGCAGTTGATTTGCTGGGTACGATTATCCGTGTACCTACTGAACGTATTATGTTGCCCGTCGATGAGATGTTTAAAGTGTTCGCTAGAAATGGTGATATTGCCCGTCAAGCATTTAGGGAAGGAGATCGTGTTGCTTCATTATCAGGCAACCCAGAAGACGCGGCAAAAGTCATTCAAGAATTTTTACGCAACCCACCTAAACAAGCTCTGGACGAAGCGCAAGCGGCGGCACTTTATAAGACATTTCAAAACCCATTAGGTGAGGCTGGTCAATCAGTACAAAAGGCAATCAATAAAGTGCCTGGTGCGCGTTTTGTTGCCCCGTTTATCCGCACACCAATCAATATATTTAAAGCGGGATTATTAGAACGCAGCCCCGTTGCTGTGTTTACCCGCACTTTTCACCAAGACATAAAAGCAGGAGGTGCAGCCCGTGACCTTGCTCTGGCTCGCGTATCAATGGGATCACTTACTGCCGCTAGTGTTAGCATGTATGCCGCTAACGGCCAGATTACTGGTGGCGGCCCTTCCAATCCACAGGCAAGAGAAGCCCTAAAAGCAACAGGATGGAAGCCCTACTCGCTTGTTTATACGGTAAACGGCAAAACTGTTTATCAAAGCTACCAAAGGGCAGAGCCTTTAGCTTATGTTATTGGTGCGGTTGCTGATTTGGTCGAAATACAGAATTACGGTGATGATGATCTAGATTCTGATGACGAAAGGGTATCTGATATTTCAGCCGCGATTGTGGCGGCGATCGCAGAGAACACAACAAATAAGACATTTTTGAAAGGCGTTTCTGACTTCACCAAAATGATGGACGATCCAAAAAGATACGCGAAGTCATGGGGGCAAAACATGCTTGCAGCTCAAATTCCTTTTTCTGGTACGCGCCGAGACTTATCAAGAATACAAGACCCTTATGCCCGTACAGCGTGGGATTTAACGGAAAAAGTGAAAGCCAGTTCAGGTTTTGCGGGGTATGTTGAAGATGTGCCCGCTAATCTTGACGTTTACGGCGACCCTAAATATCACCCTGCCGGTGGTTTAATGGGGATTATGTCCCCGTTTCCCGACTCTCAAAAGACTACCGATGAAGTAAAACTGGAAGTGGTAAGAGTAATGAGCGCATCAAGACAGGTCCCTATTTCTAAGCCTTCACGCAGAATTGACGGCGTTAAGCTCACAACAAAGGAGTATTACGATTTAACCCAACTTTCTCGCAAGATTATACAAGACGGTGATGGCCTTACATTCCACGAAGCGTTAAACGAGACAATGAATAGTGAAATTTACGCAGATGCTACACCAGATATGCGATCCACTCTACTAAAAGATGTTCAAAAGAATTTTGATAAGTGGGCTAAAATTGAACTTGAAGAACAAAACGATGATCTAAGACTTCGATTAGAAACACGCAGAGCCAAAAAAGAGGCGTTAATGTTTGGTGTTGAAGAATTAGAACCAGAACAACAGGAGTTAATTGATTTTGGCAGATAATATCGCAGTAGAGCCAAGCGGCCACAGCGACAGAGTAGACGTTGCCACTGATGAAATAGGCGGTATTCATTATCCTGTCTATAAACATGCTTACGGTGTTGATGGCGAAGTAACTCTTGTTAGTGAAACAGACCCTTTACCAATAAGAACAGGTAGCGGGGACCTCACTGTTGACGCATGGGGCGTTCAAAAAGTGTCTACACCTGTTTCCTTGTTCTCCGGCAAATTCACTTTTGACATAGACCCTGCCGCATGGTTTATGTTCGAGAATGGGGCGCAAGTTTATACTTCGACCAATATCACATCAACAGACAGCGCCGGAAAGCTAGTTACAGATGCTACCAATACTATTATTTTACTAGAATCAAGAGAGTGTCCAAGATACCAGCCGAATAGAGGCCATTTATTTTCTACGGCTTTGTGGTGTCCAAATAAAACTAGCGATGGCGTAAGGGGTTGGGGTGTTGGTGTTCATGGTGAAAACGAGGTTCAATTCTCGCTAAAATCAGACGGATTACTATATGCTCAACTAGAAAGTGGTGGTGTATCTAAGGTTGATGATGTTATTGATGTGTCCAGTGTTGCTGATTTTGATGTTGAGAAAGGCAATATCTATGATATACAGTTTCAATGGCGCGGTGTTGGTAATTATAAGTTTTTTATTAACAACATTCTTGTTTACACTATAGAGAATCTAGGCACATTAACTGCCTTGAGCATGGAAAATCCAGCTTTACCAGCACATTTTAGATGTGAGAGAATAACAGAAGATGTTGAGATGCACATCGGTTGTGCTGATATAACATCGGAAAACGGATCAAAAAACGACAGAGAAGCTTATGTTTCTGCTTACTCAGAAGCTGTGAGCGTTTCCACTAACACACCAGTAATAGTTGTCCATAACCCTTTACAAATAAATTCACAAACAAACACTAGGACATCTACTCTTGCCAGAATATCTGTCAACTGTTCAAAAAAAGGTGTATTTAAGGTTTGGACATCAAGAAACGCCGGAGATATAACAGGGGAAACCCTAAAAGTAATTGGTGGTGGATCTTATGGTCAGTGTGACTCTACGGATATGGATGCAACAGCGGTTAGAGCGACAGCGGCTACTATTGCTAATATGCAGTTTGTTACTTCAATCCCTGTTGAGGCAACAAAACGCATATCAGTAGACAACCCTTACAGAGATAGAATTGAGTTTCCTATTGTTAGAGGTGATTATATTGTTGTGACTTGTACTGCGGCATCCGCTAGTGCAGATTGCGTAGTTGAGTGGGGAGAACAAAGATGACGCTAACCAAGCTAATAAACCATCATAACAACACAACTGTCTATATTAATCTTGAGGCTATTGCTAGTGTTTATATACATCTTGGCAGCGACTATCATATTGAAATGATAGACGGCTCCAGTTTTCATATAAACCTAAATGACCCAACAATAACCGCGCTTATTGCATCAGCCAATGCCGCCTATACGCCGCCATGATTAGTACGACCCCGATGGGGCCAGGGTTTTTTATATTCTTTCAAACAACGAAAGACTATAACAGTTTTATAGATAGACCGGACAACGGAAGAAAGAAGCGCGAAGAAGATGAAATTTTAACATTATTAACCTCGATGTATGAGTCGGGACAATTTAATTAAGGAAAACGTTATGGCTTTACTTGTAAACGACAATACGCCGAGAGTTCAATATGTAGCAACAGCGTCACAAACGGTTTTTGCTTACCCTTTTGCTATTTTTGTTAATGCTGACTTAAAGGTTTATCAAACACTCGCTGGGGCAGACGCTAACGACACGACTGACATTCTAACGCTTACGACTGATTACACCGTTTCTGGCGCATCAACAACAGATGGCGGGAATGTAACGCTTGTTACTGGTGCGAGTGCTGGCGATATAATCACTATTGAACGCGACTTAGCGATGGAAAGAACTACCGATTATCAAAATCTTGGCGATTTAGAATCATCGTCATTAAATACAGATTTAGATCGCCTTGTTATGATGACACAACAAAATGAATCAGATATTTTGCGAACATTTAATGTTCACAAATCAAACTCAAGTATAACAGACTTCAGTCTTGCACCTGATGGCGGGAAAGTGCTTGCGTGGAAAACTGACGAATCAGGGCTTGAAGCCTTGCTACCTGCTGTTGGCAGTATTGGTGATGGTGTAACAACATCGTCAAAATTAGTGGCGGCAGCTTTAACCCTTACATCAGAAGACGCAGGTAAGAAAGTATTTGTTACATCAGCCGATGGTGGCGAGTTCACAGTTAGATACAACGCTACACCGGCGACTTATGCAGATAATGGCGGAGCCTATTGTGGTACAGAGTTTATCCCTACAGGTGGGGATGGGACTATAGGGTTTGTTAGAGACTCATTCGAGGAGGTCTTGCCGGAGTGGTTTGGTGCAACAGGGTTAGGGACTGGTGATGACTCTAGCGCGACTCAATTAGCTATAGATTCAGGTTTTGATGTTGCTATATTGAACGATTATGAGCTAAACGGAACAGCTTTAACGTCGGGCGCGGTCGGCCAAAGAATTGTAGGTCGTGGCGGTTCTATTTTGGGTGCTTCGATTACACTAACACACGAAGAATCTGAGGTTATCGGTGTTACCTTTGATACTATTCTTGATAGAGCAGTAAGAATCCAAGCAAGCTATGCCAAGGTAAATTATAACAAGTTTAAATCTATTGGGTCTGGATTTATTTCTGGCACTTCAAGCACAGCGGATTATGCTGTTGTTCACATAGATGGGGCGGCAGCATCAAGAGGTGGTGTTGAAATTAAAGGAAACCTATTTAAAGGAATAAAAGGTGATTCGTGTATAAGAATAGACGGAAACCCAAATCAGTTTGACATTGCGCTTAATAGCTTCATCAGCACTCGCTTTTACGCCGTTAAAATAGGTACAAGCTCACCTGGACAAATAGGCGCTATAGATAATAATCGTTACTACCAGATAGGATTTAACTATGATGCTGGTGATACGGGTATTGCAGGAACAGCAATATATGCCCCAGATGAGCAGCCGCTTGTCTCAGCGGTAAATAATAGAATACTTACAACGTCAGAAAACGGTATTGAGGGTGGCTTCGGCTTGATTGATAATAATCTTATAAGCGGAGCAGGAACAGATCCAAGCTCCGGCACATACTCTACCGCGTCCCGTTTCTCAATATCTACAGTCTACGGCGGCGATATATCGAATAACCGATGCTCAAACGCAGGTAGTAGGGAGATTAGCGTTTTAACTACGTCTGACAATGTACAGGGGCAGAATGTAACAGACAATATATTAAAGCCTTTAACAGCAAACAAGGGGCTTTATGTCTCTATATCCTCAACGGGAGAGGCTAACGAATGTAATTATTCAGGAAATAGAACAATTGGCGGTGATGGCGACTTCTTATTATGCACATCAGGCGATAAGAATATATGGAAAAATAACTCTGGATACTTAACAGCGTCTGGTACTGTTAAAGGCTGGGACTGGATGGAAAATAAATCATTAAGAAAAACAGCTAATAAAAGTGTCACGGATGCGACGGCAACCGATTTATTCAGAATAAGCACAACAGACGAAACGACAAACGACGGCGGCACATGGTCTGCCATATTGACGTGCCATATTGCCAACAACTCATCCCCGTCAGCCTCTAGTGGTGCAGTAAAGATAGCGCGATTTGCTTTTTGCCGAGCTATGGACTCTGCGGGTACAGGTGGGTTATCCGCTGTAACGGAAGTTTTTGAAACTGGATCGGCAGCAAGCAGCGCCCCCGCTAGAGACATAGGAACCGTGACCGTAACCACAACAGAAAACAGTGAGTTCACGACAGATGTTGAAATAAATGTTGATGGCACTGGAGGCAGCGCGGCGATACTAACTGTAATAGCTGACTTACAAGTCTTTTTCTTCGACTTTACATCAGAAGGCTCAATTACTGAATTATGATTCTCCCTCCTAACTGCTATTCAAAAAAAAGAATTGACGTTAACGGTGCGGTAATTCATTTTATTAGTGCGCGTTATACAATGCCAGAAGCTCCTTTTAATCTCGACGAGATTATCAAAATCTTAACTCAGTATAAATATTCATACAAAGGGCTTATTACCCGCGAAGGCGAATATATTGAATTAGTTCCTGAAAACTTTAAACAGTATCACGCTGGCTACTCAATAATGAACGGGCGCAATGATTGTAATAATTTTACCAATGGATATGCCTGTTTTGGCGGTTCACTATGGCCTTATCCGGACGATCAAATTATGGGGTTAAGCCAAGTTTTAGCGCAAGACATGACTAAAAACAAATATACGCTTGATTATGTTCAAGGTCATGATGAAGTTAGACAAAATTGGCGCGATCAAAACCCTGCTAAGATTGCGGAACTAAAAGCAAAAAGAGAAGGGTATAAGGTGGCGAAGAAAAAAGACCCTGGAGCACACTTTCCTCGGGAAGCATTAAAAGACATGCTTTATAGTGTATCTGAGGCCAATCGTGTCTAGCTGGCATACAAGCGAAAAAATAATAACTGCTTTGATTATTGCTACGATTCTTAATTTCGGATCCAATTTATGGAGCGCTCTTTTTGTTATAAAGAATCTTGACACAACTCCCCCGCTAAATGAGCGCGTGACAAAAAACGAACGTGATATTTTAGGTGCTATCAATGACAGGCTTGAAATTAAAAAAACATTTGTCGAAGCTAAGGACGAAAACAAAGAACAATTCAAAGCTATATTATTCGAGATAAAAGAGTTAAGAAAAGAATACTTAGAAGACAGATTGAAAGCGGCAAGAACCGAGCCAACCATTGAAAGATTTAAGGAGCACTTAGATAAGCCAGAAGTACACGAATATAAAAGGTATATAAGGAAACCGAAATGAAGAAAATAATCATTTTGTCGATCCTTATACTGTCAGGCTGCATGGCGAATAAGCCGATTAAATATGCAAAGCCTCCAGTACAAACTAATAAAAAAGCCGTACTTGATATCCGCATAGAAGACGATTTTAGTCGCTTTGGTAAAAATGTTACGGGTGCGTGGCTATGCAAAAAAAACGGCGTATGTATATTGCACTTGCCTAGAATAACATCACAGTTTGATTCTTATGGTTGGTGCATGTGGGGAATGATGTTAGGTCGTTCGGTATTTGGCGGCATGGGTAAGCCTACAGGCGTAGAATGCGCTGATTATTACAGAGGGAAATAATATGATGGGAATAATAAGTGCAATATTGGGAAGTGGTGATGTGGTTTCTAAAGGTATGGATTTAATTGATTCTATGCACACATCAGAAACAGAGGCGATTGAAGCGAAAACAAAAGCAAAAACAGATTTAATGAAGGCTTACGCACCTTTTAAGGTTGCCCAAAGGTATCTAGCTTTAATGTTTGCGCTAACTTTTCTTTTGTCCTTTATGCTGGTGCTTGGTATGACGTTGGCCGGAATTGGTGATATTATGGCTGTTCGCGGTGTACTGGATGAGTTCTATATTGGCGAAATTATGCTTGCTATTATCATGTTTTACTTTGGCGGCGGTATGGCGGAAGGCGTACTTAATGCAAAAAAGCCGAAAAAGACCAAATCTAAGGCTAAAAACGAGACTTTTGACGCTTTTGAAGACGATTAGCTTGACACATATTAGAATTGTTCTATATTACTATATAAGTATATTAGTATATAGGAGAACTAATATGTTTATTACCATTAACAATATGAAACAATTAAACGAATTCCTACAGGCCGCAGGTATCACACGCCCTGAGAAAATCAAATCCGTATTGTCAGACAAGAATATATTAGTTTCTCCTAATGTAGCAAAGCTAATATTAAAGGCCGCTTAATTATATGCTGCAAGACGTTCTTTTGACATAACTTGCTTAACGCATTTAGCGTTAGCGGGAATGTCACGTCTACCGTTACGCCGCCATTTTGCGGTTGACCATGTTATCACGTCTTCATATCGCTCTGTGTACAGCGCCCACGGCGTACTATGACCGCTATCACAAACAATGCGCTCAAGATGATTGGTTGTAAACGGATTAGACGCGCAACCAGATAGAACCAACAAAACCGAGATTAATATTAAATTTTTCATATCACGCCACCAAGCTATATAATAGTTGAAAAAAGAACGCCACCAAGACAAATAGCATTAACAAACAATAACCAAGATATTTTAACTTTTTCATATTACCCTCTTTTTATTTATTTAAGTAACATATATACTGTAAAGTAATAATATTGATTTGTAAAGCTAAATTATAATTTTATTTCACCCTCTCATTAACGAATCAAACCGATTAAAAATATGAGCTTCGTCTACTGGCGCGGCTTTTCTTTTAGTTCTACGGCTTTCACTGCGGCAATCGTTACATATTCTTGAGCGATACCCTTTGCCAGTTGTTTTATTGACCCTGATAACCCTAAAGTCATCATCCGGCTTAGTTTCCCCGCAGCCTTTGACTGACAATGTGCTTTTACACAATCTCATTTTGCATATCTTCAAAGGTTTTTTTCTGGTTTTCGTCAAGCATTGAGATTAATAGCTTTTGAGTGATTTCAGATATTTCCTCAATATTCTCCATTAGCCTTCCATTGTCTCCGTTTTCTAAGGCCAACAGAACATCAAAAAACATATCCTCGCCGGCATTTATAAATGCCTCGTGCTCTTTTCGGCGCTCACCTTTCCCGCCGCGAGGAATCGCACCAATCAGCCCTTGGTACAGAGAAATATAAACTTCAGTTAGTACACGCTTACTAAATAAATACATACCTAGAGAGTCATTATCATCAATAAAACCATAAAAAGCGTTTTTTTGTTCTTGTGTATATCCGTAAGAATAGTCGGCAACGTCCGTTTCGTGCAAAGTTTCTGCTATTTTAGATGATTGCTCATTATTTCTTATATTTGCCGGCCATTGTTTAGCGGCAATATAAGCCATCGTCTTTTCAACCATTGATTTTTCATCCGACACCCAAGGCGGCTCGTAAGCCCATTCGCCTTTTTTAATTTTTGCCAAATAAGACTTATAAGACTCTGAGCGGTCGCGGTGCTTTTCAAAAATATCGGTAATTGGCGCGGTTGTTACGTTAATCGAACCATCAGGGAAATAAGTGATAGCGTAAGCGCCCGATATATCTCCGCGCACTTCGTTTGACGCGAACCAATCTGCTTGATGTATTGGCTTTTCCGCGTCATCACCAGACCAATCAAACTTGTCATTTTTTCTTACTGTGCGAATAACAAGTCTATCAATAACTCCCATTCGTTGATGAATAGCCTCAACACCTTTAAAGCCCACTTGCAAATGGATTGTCGTTTTCCCGCTTTGGTTCTTGCGAGGAAGCAACCAGCCTTGCTTTTTACCTTCAGTTAAATCTAAACCAAGAATAGCGGCTTGTATTAATGAGTCATGCACAGCAGATGGATCTCCAGCAGCAATTTTCATTATATAATCATTCTTCGTGAGAGCCTGTTTAGCCGCGTGAATCTGTGAGTCTGGTAGCAAATCCCACTTATATTGTGAGAGCGTGGAAACAAACTCACCTGCCGCACTAGTCACAGCATTATCTATTTTTACTGCTAAATCATTCATTCTATTTCTCCGTTTGCTTTTTTATCTATTGTAAAGTACAATAACCTCAATGTAAAGTACAAAGGGTTAAAAAGATGAAAATAACAGTAAAAAATATTAAATTGGCTACGAATAGCAAAACAGCAGACGAAGCAGCAGCTAAAATTAAATGCTCACGTCAAGCTTTATATAATTGGGAAAAAGAAGGGTTTATTGGGGAAAAGACGACTAAGGGATTAAATATTGCGAAC